CTCATCGGGAACTCTCATCCCGTGAAGTTTCATGTCGGATAGAATTGTGCTTAAATCTTCCATTAAAATTCTTTATATTCCGTTTCGCTTACTTTCTGGGTTGCGGAAATTGGCTTTTTATACTTCTGGTTGTTTTTTGACCATGTGACTAATCTCCTGCCAACATCCCAGGTCTTTTGCATCTCGAATCGAAGTTTTGTTTTAGACTTGTTCGGTTCAGTCCAGTACATGTAAAAATCATTGCACATTTCCCGACCGTACTTTTGAAGATATGGTTCGATTGATTTTTTAAATATATCCTCTCTGCTTGTTAATTTTTCGTCGGCGTATATATATATATTATTATTATCATTATTATCATTATTGTTTGGGTCGGCTTGCGTTTGCGTTGCGTTCGGCTTGCGTTTGCGTTGCGTTTGCGTTGCGTGCGGCAAAGTCTGGTAATCATCATAATTTAAGATAGTTATCCGTGTGGTAACCGTGATGTTTTCCGTGCGTAACATTGAGTCATTTTTGAGCAGGTCGAAAAAACTTCTTACCGTGCTTTTTGATACTCCCCACCGCTTCGACCACCCCTGTAAACTTCTTATACTTTGTCCTCTTTTACACTCAATCAATTGCATCCCGATATTGACTGTTCCATCGGCATGGTTGGCCTCTAAAATCATATCAATCCACCATCTTAACTTCACAGGGTCTTCCCAAATCCAATGGCTTCTTATTTTTCGGTGAAGCATTATCCATCCTTCCATGTTTTCCGTTTAGTTTTCTTAATACAATATCCATAACCTTGTATATGTGTTGAATCTTTCCAGATCGTACTTCATTCATATCAAAACCTCTTATACCCTATCAATCCATTTTTCAAAGCATGTGTAAGCGCAACCGCCAAAGCCGGGAACATGTGCGAGTTTATCCCGTAAAGCGCACCGGGTTGTTTTTTTGTGCCGATACTCGGTTCTTTTCCGCCGCCAGTTTTCGGGAACATATCTAAAAGCGCCCTGCGTATCATTGCATCCTTCACGTTCGAGTTGAAACAGATTGCAGGATTTATGTCGGTCTTTTTGTAGTACCTCTCAACGGATATACCGAAACTTCTCGCCTTTTCAGCAAACCGACCTATCCAGTACACCGTCTCAAATGTTTCTTTTCCAACAGGCATGCCATAAGAAGCGACCATCTCGATTGATAGCACGTCAAAATCAAAGGCGGCTATTGCTTCTAAAACCTTTTCGTTATCCCATATTCCCTTGTCTATTATCGAGTGATTTTCCGTATCGTAAATCACCCATCCCGATTCAGTTGTGCCGGGATCTATTCCAAGTATTTTCATAATATCTTTAGAAACCACCTCCTTTGGTGGTGGTTATGTCCTGCTCCTTACAGGGATTTGTTGATAACTTTGCTTTCAAATGTTTGAATGTTAAATAAATTATTACTATCTTAGCCGTATGAAATTGACGTTGAAAATCAAACTCTTGCCAACTATCGAACAGGCGGATATTCTTCTCCAAACTATGAGAGAGGCTAATGTTGTTTGTGATGCTATCTCTGATATTGCTTGGCAAAATAAAGTTTTCAATCAATTTAAAATACATCATCTTTGCTATCATAGTTTTAAGTCCACTTTCAACCTTTCCGCTCAAATGCTTGTACGCTGCATTAGCAAAGTGGCAGATGCTTACAAATTGGATAAAAAGACACAAAGGTTTTTTAGACCACTTGGCGCAATTACCTATGATAGCAGAATACTCACTTATAAAGATTTTTCCGTATCTATTTGGGCTATCGGCGGTAGATTGAATATACCCTTTATTTGCCACAATTCTAAATATCTGCCCTACATTAAAGGCGAGGCTGATTTGGTTTATAAAAAGGGGAGATTCTATCTTTTTCAAACTGTCGATATTCCAGATGAAGATGTTGACGATGTGGAGGATTTTATCGGAGTTGATTTTGGTCTTACCGATATTATCGTAACATCTGACGGTAAAAAACATACTGCCGAAACGCTTAACAATTACCGTGAGCAAAGGCAAAGGGTTCGTAGTTCTATTCAAAGCAAAGGCACGAAGGGCAAAACGCATTCTTGCAAAAGGAATTGCGCTAAATTGCTGAAACGGCTCAAAGGCAAAGAAAGGACTACGGCTACTATAATCAATCACACTATTGCAAAGTCTATTGTAAAGTCTGCCAAAGAACAAGGTAAAGGCATTTCCATTGAGGACTTGACTAATATCCGATTTACATCTAAACGTAGGAATAAGAAGTTTAGGGCAAAGCTCGGTCGTTGGTCTTTCGCTCAATTGCGCTCCTTTATCGAGTACAAGGCAAAACTGAACGGTGTTGAATTTATTGCCGTTGAACCTGCATACACTTCCCAAACTTGTAGCGTTTGCCACCACATCGGCACTCGAAAAAGCAAGTCTTTCAAGTGTACAAACTGCGGAAACGATATGGATGCAGACTTTAACGCTGCGAAAAATATCGCTACGCTTGGGCGTTCCATAAACAACGCTGAAAAATCGAGTATGTATTGCATTTTGCATTCTGCTTAGGTTTAAAACCACATTCTACGAGTGTGGTAGTTTATAACCCTTTCTCCTTTTTTAACCGTTTAACTTCCCTTTTGTAATGCTTTGTCATCTCTTTGATTTCATACGGCGCAAACTTCGTTACAGTCGTTTTAAGCATCGTTAGCTTGTCGATGATGCTCTCTCCGTAGTCACGCTTTAAATGTGCCTCAAATGCCTCCAGATTGCCACCGTTGTAACTGTTGCATGGTTCACATCCACCGTGACAATTCTCTTCGCTAAATCGTGTTCCTAAATGTCTCCGATTCATAAAGTGCATATTGTGTGCGTACTCCCAATGAACCTGGTAACCGCAGCAATAACACCGGATATAACCATTATCGTCGGCATCACGGATTCTCACGTACTCGCTGAAAATTTTATCAAGTTTCTCCATTCCTGTTTATTTCATTCAACCTTTTCGTTACTGCCAGATACGCCCTTTCGTACATCTCCGCTTTGTGCTTCCAGTAGCTTATTCTCCGTTTCGAATAGTCCTTTTCCGTGCAGAATCGCCCTAAATCATCCCGGTTCTTATAAACTCTTGTCGCTTGTTTGAATAAGTCCAATTGCATCATTTCAAAAAGTCTTTAATGTTGTCAATTCGTTTATATCCCACATCGTACCGAAGTGCTCTGTCAGTTTTCTCCATTGCATCTTACTATTGTAAATTTGTCGCTCATTTTGTTCAGGTCAGTGTAAACGGCATATTCAATACCTCCTACTTTCGCTATGGTAGCATAGCAATACTGCTTACCGCCGTTGCTTATCCTGCCCTCCGAAACAACCAGTTCGATTAATCTCAATGCGTCCAAGTCGTCCAGATCGCTTTGGTTGTTTATTATTAGCTTGTTCATTACGTTACATTTTTGCCGTTTCCCCATTCACGGGAAATCTGATTTTCGATAATTCTTATCTGAAGTTTAGTTGCGTTTATATGCTCCAGATTAGTCTCATAGATGGTTTTTGCAATGTCTCTTTTAAGTCTTAACTCTGCCACCGACTTTTCGCCGTGAATTATTAGGGAAATAAGAGTTACCGCCATCTTCTCATCTCTAAGGTCTAAAACCCTTTTGTTTAGTTCGACCTTATAATTTCTTTCAGCTTCGGCAAAGGCAACCCCGTTTCGCTTAAGCTGCCCTATCGAAGCGGTAAGCTGCCTTTGTAATCCTAAAATTTCATTGACTAAATCCATATCAATCCTCCGATAAACATCGCAATAAATCCAAGAATGATAGTCCCGATACGTTTAATACGTTCTCCCTTTGTTGCGTAGGTATCTTCCTTTAAAAGAGTAAATCCGACCGAAACAATGATCGTCCCGGCTACAAGGAAAACAAGTGTTATGAATAGTTTGTATACTATCATGTCAAAATAATTGTAATTGCTTTTGGTGGTTTATTAATCTCTGTTTTGCCATCTCGTAATAATCCTTATCTAACTCTATTCCGATAAAATTCCTGTTTGTGTTTACACAAGCCACACCAGTTGTTCCTGACCCCATTGTATTGTCCAAAACCGTTTCACCTTCGTTTGTGTAGGTCTTAATTAAGTATTCCATCATATCAATGGGTTTTTCAGTAGCATGAAGGCGATTATGAGGATTAACACCATTCCATTTCTTTACAGTTTTCGGATAGCTTAATTCTTTGTCTTCTGGTACAAACTTCACCTTTTTAATTCCGTTCTGATGTTCATTTGTGCCTTTGGATGTTGTAAATGCATAGTTCATTCTTTGCTTCGAACTTTCGCTTAAATCTCTTGGCTCTTTTATTGGGTTATAAGTTGGTTGTTTTTTGTAAAATACAAGTACAAGTTCGTGGTTTCTTAATGGTTGTTTTTTAGACAAAGCAAAACCGCTTGTCATGTTCTTATGCCACACCCATTCGTATTTGAACCAATCAATATTGCTTTGAATTAATGCAGCTGCAAAAGGATTAGTTGCCGTTAATACTATCGCTCCGTTATCCTTTATAATCCTCTTATACTGCGCCCAAAGTGGCTCAAAAGGAATTACAGTATCCCACTTACAAGCAGTAGTGCCATAAGGCAAATCTGCAATAATAGCATCTACGCTTTTATCGGGTATCGACTTCATCACTTCCATACAATCTGCATTGTATAGTGTTATGCACCCAATCTTTTCACAAATCATCTTTTCACCAATTTGCTTGTCTTTTCATCAACCCTTACAAGTCTGTAATTCTCCATATAGTACCGACCAACCGGGGCAAACTTTTTAGCGTCCTCCCTTAGCTTGTCCTTGTACTCATCCCAGTCACTCATTTCCTGAACACCTCCCCGGCTCTCAATTTTGCACGTTGTTTCACTTCGGGTAACTTTATATCAACAAATTCTTCCAACGTCTGTAGCGGGTTTAAAATGCCCACCAACGCCTTGCCCGTATTGTTGAAGTTGGGCTCGGGAACTCTCTCACCCTTTATCACCGCATCACGCTTCAAGTCGGTGAGGATATATGTTCTGTTTCCTTGAATAAAGGTATAGTAGCCTTTGTATTCCTGCTTTATCATAACTAAAATGGTAAATCCCCGTTATCGTTAATTCCGCCTCTTCCAACTTTTTCACCCATTGGCGGCTCCTCGAACGGGTCATTTTCGGTCTTTTCTTTCGGTTCAACCTTTACTGTATCGCTCGACCAAAACGTTTTACCGTTACCAACGTAATATCGTTTTGTTTTGGCTTTTCGCTGATCTTCGCTCTGCGATACATAAGCTGATACATTCTGGCCGTATTCATTCTTTGTGTCGCTGATGCTTACCGTTAACTCCACACCGTTCTCTTTCTTCTTGATGATGGTCTGCAACAACGTTTCCAATGTTTCTTTCTTTAGGTATAAACTGCTTAAACTGCTCATAATAATGTTTTTAAATATTTACGTGATTCTTTAACTCTGTCTATTAGCTTATCGATCACTTCCTGATCGTATTCAACCTCAAAAACCCTGCATCTCATATTCGGAGACAGCTCGCTGTAGTCCTCTCCACCTCCAAGGTGTTCGGGCGTGTTCATTAATGTATAAATCAGCTTTGCCTTTCTTTTGCCCGTTAAGTGCATGTAAACCTGTAATTGGTAGTAGTAATCTTTTGTCGGTATGTCTTTTTCAAAAAGAGGAAACGAAAAGCAATCCCACGAGTTTTTAATATCTACTATCGTGTCTGAAAGTATTATATCTGGTGTTCCGGTAAAATACTCATCCTCGAAGTCTATTTCATTTTTAACACAAAACTCAATGTCGGCCCAGTCAATTGCCATATCGATAGCGTCCTGCTCAACCTCTATTCCCTTTTCCGTCTGCCGGGATGAAAACTCTTTTTTAATTCCGTAAATCTGCTCCTTAGCCCATTCCTCCAGATAGGTTTTTGTCGTTTTGCTTATTTTTTCGCTTTTATTCTGCGGGTTTGTCATCAATTTCCCCGCACATGAAGCTCGCACCTTGAATTCTTTCATAAGTTGTTCTCTATTTTGTAATCCAAAATATCTTCTTCCAGTTGCTGCTCTCCCAAGGCAGTTATGTTGTAGTATTTCTTTGCGTCAGCTATCGTTAATCTCTTTTTTGCAATAGCCTCAACCGCCTTGCCCCACTTAACGTGCCCTCTTTCAAATGGGGTAAGTGTTAACGGGTCTGCGTAAACTATCTCGTCTTTTCTGTTCAGGTCGCTACCGAACAGCTTACCGAAGTGATCGCATGCGTCCTTAATTGCAAGTGTTTTAGCCAAGGGGAACGCCATCGATAACGCACCGTTGTTTATGCTTCCCAAATCTGCCGGGGATGCTCCCTTTGATGTTTGCAGCTGACTTGCGCCTATGCCGTCGTGATAATCCCATTCTCCGGTAATCGGATTTACGTAGTGAACTCTTACTGTTACGTAAACTCCGTTAAATGATGTTCCCTGCCCGGTTATCTCAATCCGGTATCTTTTGAATATCGATTTTAACAAAAATTCAACCCTGTTAATGGGTATGTACTTGTATGGAACTCTCATCTTCACTCCGTCAACAACAACTTCCTGCTTGATGTACGGGTGCTCTGCGATCCATTCACTTTTGGGTTCTTGATTTAAAAGTGCTACAAACGTGTCCTGCTTTTCTGCAATCTCGTTAGTGTATAGCTCTTTGATTGTTGGTAATACGTTCATGTCTATTTTATAAATAATGTGCTGTTGTCGCCCCCGCTCTCCACGGGTCGTAATAATTCAATACTTCATCCTCTTCCCTTTTTTCAGCCTCCTCAATCTCTCTTTTCTTTATAAGCGAGAATCTTTTTATGAAGAAGATCAACTCCTCCATGTCGAAGCTATCCGGCACCGAATTAACCGTCCTCCAATTCCCAGATTTTCGCTTTTCAATACGATTGAAGATTACGTTCAGGTCGTGATCTACGGTTATGTCCATCTTGTAATTGCCGTCCACAATCTCATAGTCTCCGCAGTAATATGCGTTTTCGTCGATTGCTATTATCGCATCGGCGATCATTCGTGATGTTGTCATGTTGTTTAAATTTGTTCCCGGCCGCTCACCAAAGAACTGCCGGGATACTGGTTGTTTCGGGCACAACCAACAAAGCCTTGACTGCATCCCTGATTAGAGAGTGTCAGCGTTCCCGAAAACTCCGCAAAGAGTAGTCGGGTTGGCATTGAATTAATCGGTCTGTTTATATTCTTTTGCCTTGATGCGTCTGCGGTGCATCACCCCGCTTTGGGCGGTCTTTATATCAAAACATCACTTTTTTTATACTACCGCCAAAGTAGCGCAATATGGTTTTGTAACCTCCACCAAAAGGATTGCCTAAGCATTGCACTGTATTGTGAAAGGATGGGGCAGGATTCGATACCTGCACGGTATAACTTCGCATTTCCATTACTGCTACTGCCTACGATATCAAGGAGACCTGCCTGTTTACTAAAAACTTATTAACAGTTATCCGTACCGTTAGCGTCTATTTCCGCCACCCATCCTAATTTATTCTTTCTCCGCACATATCAGGGTCTTGTTAACCGCCTCCCCAAGGATTACATTGCTTTCTACAATGGATTGTGCTATCTTCCGGCTTCCTTTCGCCGTGTTATCGCTACCTTTTCCGTAGCTCCGTAAAATGTCAAAGATCATTTAGTGGAGAGAGCAGGATTCGAACCTGCATTGTATTTTCAGACATTCATGACTATCTTATCGTCCATCTTTCCCAGCACTGCCCTTATGTATTAAGCGTGCACAATGAAAAAGCGTCTACCAATTCCGCCATCTCTCCAAAATTTCAAAAAACTCTCGTTGTTCCCGAAACCGAAACAAATCAGCTTCGGGTGTGCAGGCCGTATCACTACGACCTTTTCCGCAAATATGAAAACAAATCGCTATTAACCTCAATCTCGTTTACCCTAAATTCCGTCAACTTCTTGTCTTTGTATATCCGCTTTATTTCGCTTTTATCAATCACGCCCCTCGCTATATTTAAAGCCGTTATTGCGAGCTTGTCAGATTCGGTCATCCACCGACCGTAGGCGAACGTTAAATTTTTGATTGGTTTCATATTGAGTTATAAATTGCGTTACAAACTGCGATTAGAAACATTATCAGGCTCCATCCAAGGATTACCCGTAAAATGATGGTCATTGCTTTTGTTGTCATAATATTAAGAACGATTAGCCTGTACATCGTGAGGTGTTAGTTATTAAATAGTTATTCAATCCTTGAATTCTACAATTTCGTGATTTTTTAGCGGACTGCAAACCTTTTCTGCTTCCTCCAACGTGGAATATTCCGTAACGCCAGCACTGAAGGTATTCGCATAATGCCAATTCTTTTTGTTAGCCGTGTTTGCGCACAACCAGCCGCCGGATTTTTTTCTTATCGAA